TAGGCGCACTACCTTCTGGGGCTACCCCAAAGGAAACATAGTGGCAATTACACAAGCAAGTTCACTCAGTGTCGACCAGGCGGCGTACGACCGGTTAGCGTATTTCGCTCTCCGTTCAGAACTCTTGTTCGACCAAGCAGCAGACGTTCAAGCAACCAATCAGGCTATGCCTGGTTCGTCGGTGATTTTCACCATTTTCAACGAACTGTCTGTAGCAACATCAACACTCAGCGAAACTGCTGACCTTACCCCTGCAACAATGGGCGACAGTCAAGTAACGGTAACTCTTGCAGAATACGGTAACACCGTTTCCACAACTGCAAAACTCCGTGGCACATCATTCTTGGATGTTGATGCAACAGCAGCAAACCTTATCGGTTACAACGCTGGTAGCAGCATTGACACCGTTGTTCAAGCTGTTTTGGGTGCAGGCACAAACGTGGCTTACGCTACGGGTGGTGCAGCAGTTCCAACAAGCCGTGAATCAGTTAAGGCTGATGCCATCTTGACAGCAAACGATATCCGTAAAGCTACTGCCGCGTTGCGCACAGCAAACGTAGCAACTTTTAACGGCTACTACATGGGTTACATTCACCCAGACGTTTCGTACGATCTCCGCAAGGAAACCGGCAACGCATCTTGGAATGCACCTCACGTTAACGTGGACACACAAGGTATCTACAACGGCGAAATCGGCACTTTTGAGTCGGTTCGTTTCATTGAGACACCACGCGCACCATTGAATGCCAACGCATCAAACGGAACCAGCACAACTGGAACGATTGACGTTTACAGCACTTTGGTCATGGGCCGTCAGGCTTTGGCTAAGGCTTACTCAGCAATCGATGGCAACGGTGTTGTTCCAAAGGTTGTTCGTGGACCTGTGGTTGACTCGCTCTTGCGTTTCAATCCAATCGGTTGGTACTGGCTCGGTGGCTACGGTCGCTTCCGCGAAGCTTCGTTGCGTCGTGTTGAGTCGTCATCCAGCATTGGTGCAAACGCTTCCTAATTAGGTTGCGTTAGTTACCCCAAAGTGTGGGGCAGCCCAGGTTCCCCTCGACCTGTGTGCTGCCCCACTTTTTGTTTGGTGTATGATGTTTTTGTCGAAAGGTTTGTATGTCTATTTCTAACTATGCAGAGTTAAAGATTCTGGAACACACGACTGGTAAGACTGCGTGGACTATTCCTACGAATGTTTATGTGAAGTTGCATACTGCTGATGCTGGTGAGGCTGGTACTACTGCGGCTGCTACTGAGACTACCCGTAAGGTTGCAGCGTGGGCTACTGCTGCTTCTGGTTCTATTGCTACTTCAGCAACTATTGAGTGGACTAACGTTGCTGCTACGGAAACGTATACGCATTGGTCTTTGTGGGATGCTTCTACTGCGGGCAACTGTTTATGGACTGGTGCGTTGTCGTCTTCGGCGGCTGTGACTGCTGGCGATACTTTTCAGATCACTTCTCTCACGCTGTCGCTCGACTAGGCAGGTAGCCCCTAGTGGCTATTACAGCGGTTACAGGGTTCTCGGAACCGTTTGTTGATACTCACCCGTTTTATCGGGGAACATATTTTCGTGTTGTTGGTCGTACTGCAACTGGTTCTGGTACTGGTTCTGCGTCTGTTGCGCACATAAACTATGAGCAGAGATTGGGTCAGTTAACCGACTTTAGTTTCCCTTACCGTTTTGGTGGAAGATTTTATCTTGGTGTTCGTGCTGTTCTTACTGTTACTGCTACAGCGTCAGGTTTAGGTACAGCGTCTTCTGTCGCACAGGTGCTACGCCAACGACAAGCAACAGGTAGTGGTGTTGGTAGTGCTACTGCGGTATCACTGAAGGTGGTAATTCGTTCTGCTACGGGTTCGGGTGTTGGAACAATGGATTCCACAGGGTTGCATCTCGCGCCTCGTACAGCGTCAGGAAGCGGTGTTGGCTCTGCTACTACTGTTGGCAAGATTACGCCTGTTAGAACGGCTTACAGCAGCGGTACAGGGTCTTCCACTACACTGTCCGTTCATGTTGTCGTTAGAACTGGTACGAATGCTGGCACAGGAACGTCAACCGTATCCTCGTACGTCACGGCTATCCGTACAGCGACGGGTTCGGGTACGGGGACATCAGCAACGGTTGGCGCAAGAGCATTGTTCAGATCAGGTACAGGCACAGGTAATGGGACAGGTTCAGGGGAGTGGAACAAATCGCATATCTTCCGTGTCCCATACACTTACCAGTATGTCGGCGGATATTTCAATGACACCGATCCAGCAAATCGTTTAGCGTCTTACATCAAAGATAATGTTCGAGCAAGAAACCTTTACAAGTTGACCGACAACAGTTACACTATTGTTGACCAACGTGATCTAGGTCAAGTAAAGAAAGTTTGGTATGGTGGCCGTGACCACTTTTTGACAGCAGCAGAAGTAGAAGAACTCACAGCAGACGGATTCGGAGCAAGTATTACCTAATGGCTATATTTCGTACACCAACCGACAACTTTGTGACCCCAGTATTGGCTGACTTTGACATCAAAGGAAACCGTCTATCCGAGGAACAACGGCTTGCCAACAGATTGGCTCGGCATCGCCAACCAGCAGCGCGTGGTCGTAACGTGTTCCAACTAACCGACTTGTCATACACAGAGAACGAACCGTCTAACATGTCAACAGTAATCAAGGTGTACCACGGTGGGCATGACATTGAGGTGACTGCCGCTGAGGTAGCATCATTAACAGCAGCAGGATACGGGAGTTACATATCGTGATTAAACATCAAGAGACACATCCTGACCTGGATATTGAGGGTTGTTTCGGATGCAAAGTGTCAGCAGTTGGTTTCAGCGCAGAACTTATGCCTACCCGTACAGGTTCTTCACGGTCTGCGACCATCGCACAGAAGGATCGTGTGCTAGAAAAGGATCTAGACGCATACAAACGGTTGCGTCAAGACGGTATCCAACCAAGAATGATTGATGGTGCTGCAAACGTGGAATCGAGAGCAACAGAAAAATGGCAGGCAGAATCAGGGATACTTCCCGACTTTTAAGTGTTGAAGGTGTAAACATCCCGCATATCGGTTACGGGAAAATGGTGCAAGGGTTGAAGACAGCGTTATCGGAAAAGGTAACACTTGATGATCGTGCCGAAACTGTGATGTTTGCGTTACGGCCTAATCTGATCGCAGGTTGGTTTGATGACCAGCGTGTATCGGTGTTAACCATGTGGGAAACGAACTGGCTGCCACCACAGTTCTATGAATACATCCCGTTGATCGAAACGATCATTGTGCCATCCATGCACAACTATGATTTGTTCTCCCAGTTTCACAACAATGTTCACATGATTCCGTTGGGTGTTGACCGTACAGTTTGGTGTCCATCTGGGGACAAACCTGATGGCAAGTTCCGGATTATGTGCGGCGGTTCAGAGTGGTATCGCAAAGGCTTGGATGTGGTGCTGGAAGTGTTCAACAAGTTGCAGTTACCTGACGCTGAACTGCATATCAAGATTGTGCCACCTCATCTGTCTGCACCAAAAGACCTGGATTATCCTAATGTAGTAATTCATCGTGAATGGTTGACTGTTGAACAGGAACGTGATTTGGTGCGTTCTATGGATGGGTTTGTGTCGGTGTCCCGTGGCGAAGGTTTTGGTTTGATGCCGTTGCAGGCTGTCTCAGCGGGTGTCCCAACGATTCTGTCTAACGCTCATGGGCATCAAGAGTTTGCTGATCTTGCCACTCATCGCATACCAACCACCAGTGTCCCGACCGCTAAGGGTGTTTGGCAGGACATGGGCAACTGGGATGAACCTGACGCAGATGCTTTGGCTGAAGCCATCAAAGACTTATACAACAAACGTGACAAGTACCGTCGTCAGGCGTTCCTGACAGCACCACAAACAGCAGCGTTCAACTGGGACACAGCAGCCGAACAGGTGCTACAGATCGTTCAGCCAACCACCAACAGATCTACTGGGGTGTGGAAACCGTTTGAACCTACATGCGAAATAGAAGTATCTAAACGGGTGCAAGCCACCATCGGTCAACATCGTGTGGAACTGTTACCAGGAATGAAACATCGTGTAGTGTTGAATGTCAGAGATGTCCTATTAAACGCAGGAGTATTGGCATGAAAAAAACTAAAGCACAGAAAAAGGTTGGCAAGGTTATGACCGAATTTGGTGCAGGCAAACTGCATTCAGGTTCTAAAAAGGGTCCTGTTGTTAAGTCTCGTAAGCAGGCTGTTGCTATTGCGATGAGCGAAGCCGGAATGAAGCAAAAGAAAAAACGTGGCTGAGAAACTTATTAACGGTTGCCCTCCAGCAACTCAAGACATTACGATCAATTTGAAGAATCGTAAGAGTGCGGTTGATAAAGCAAACTATGGCCCACTTGTACCTATGTTTGCTAACACAGACTTTTGGCGTAAGAAAGCAAACTTGTTTAACACCACTGTTGAGATGGCTAAAGAAGCTCGTTGCAAGAACTGTGCTGCTTTTATCCAAACCCCACAAATGAAGTCTTGTATTGAAAAAGGCTTAGGTGACGAACCAGGCAATATGTCTAAGCAAGTGATTGCTAAAGCCAACTTGGGTTACTGCGAAATCTTTGATTTTAAGTGTGCTGGCGACCGTACTTGTGATGCTTGGGTTATGAACGGTCCAATCACCCGTAGTTAGTGTGGTAATCTGTTTTTCTAATTACTCGAAATGAAAGGCAACCAGCATGTCTATGAAGGGCGAAAAGTACAAGTCTAAGGGTGCTATGAAAAAGCATGAAAAAGGCGAGCCAAAGAAAGAGAAGATGATGGAATACGGTAAGCCTAAAATGAAGGCCAAGAAAAAGAAGTAAATGTCTACCGCTGGTGCGCTCATCAACAGGGTGTCACGGCAACTGTTATCTGGAACGATTGAGGAACGGAACAAGTTAGCAACAACCGTTACATCATCGGATACGTCTATTGTCATGTCTTACGACTTGGCTGGTTTGCGGGCTGGATCGGTGTTTGAGATTGATTCGGAACTCATGTATATCTGGGTTGCTGAGTCAGGTTCTAAAACTTTGACTGTTGAGCGAGGCTATTTAGGTACGACCGCAGCAGCTCATACGGCTGGCGCACTCGCTATTCTGAACCCACGTTTTCCACAGCAACAACTGTTGGATTCGTTCAACCAGGAACTAGATGATTTGTCTAGCCCGTCTAACGGATTGTTTCGGGTAGTTACAGCAAGCGTTGATTACAACGGTGCTGACCGTCAGGTGAACTTGACTAGCGCGACCACAATCATTGATTTGATTGATGTGCGGTTGAGATATTTGGCTTCTGATTATCCGGTGTTGCGTGGGGTTAGGTTGTCACGGGATTTGCCTACAGCAGATTTTGCGTCAGGGTTTGCTTTAACTTTTGATGAGGTGTCTATGGCAGGTACTTTGCGTGTTCGATACAAAGCCCCATTTGTTCGTGCGTCTACTACGTCGTCAGACATCCAGTCGGTTTGTTTGATGCCAATAAACATGGAAGACATTGTTGAGATGGGCGTGATGGCTCGCATGTTGGCTGTGCGTGAAATAAAACGTAACTTTATTGAATCGCAAGGTGACACTCGCAGATCGGATGAGGTTCCTGCTGGTTCCATTTCTAATTCGGTTACAAACATTTTGAGGATTAGGCGCGACCGCATTATTGCTGAGGCTTCTAAGCTGGCTCGGCAATACCCACTAACTATTAGGGTTTAACGTGGCATACGTTTTAGATTTTAGTAGCCCATTTCTTGGTGGTGCATCGTTTTATACGGGTACTGGCACAACGCAACTTGTTCCGTTTGTTTTCCCTGTGGCTATTAACGGTCGACCATATTTGATTGACACTAAATCTAATGATTTCACACGCCAGTTTGATGCGCGTGTTCGTGATTCGGTTGACCAATCTGCTGAACCTGGCGAGGCTGCTATCAACCCGCAAGGTTTGTGGAGGCGTTCACAGTCATCTTGGCATTATGGTGCGGGTCAGGATTATTCGGATACTGCTGATGCTGAGGCGTATCGTTTCCGTTCTAGCAAGGGCATAAACGTGTGGGATCGAGGCAAAATCTCTTTGCTGAAAGACACAACCCAAGTTTTGTCTGACGCAACATCAAACCTGCAATCTATTGTTGCTGGTTCACGTCTGTATGTGGCTTCAGGTGGTGATGTCACGTTTTATACGAGTCTTTCCGGTAGCCCTACATCATGCACTTCCGAACCAGCTG